TTACTGCTTACACTGTAAGAACGCCGCAAACTCCGCTCCCCAGAAGCTCATCCGTATTTCACACAGCGAACCGTGCAGCATCCAGATGATGAGGATTACCGTCACGCAGAACGTGATGGCCGTAAGCGATTTTTGCGACATAGCGCTTGCTCCTTTGTTGGAGAGGCGCTAACCTATCACTTGCTAGGTTGACGGGTTAGGGCCTCGGTTAAACAGAAATGTTTTCCGGGGCCTTTCCACATCCGGCCTTCGGGTATTCCCTCCGACCATCAGCCGAAAGGCACCCGCACGTAATCTATCGCTTTTTTGTTACTCCGGCAATTCTGCCTGTTAATTCTGAGGTAAAGGCAAACTCATCTGATTGTTTCCCCTGTGTGAAGCTGGCAGCTCATGCCACGGGATACCTTCTGATGAGTGAACGCCGGAGGCGTGTTTCGATGTGAATTTATGGAAAGCTTCCAGTGTTGAGAAGCATACGCCGCATTCCAGGTTGTTACACTGGTAATACTTTTGCCGCACGGTGTTTGAATCATTTTCCGGACGACTGGTGCGGATACGGGCAGATGCGCCACAAAGCGGACAACGGAACATAGCGACCTCCCTTAACGTGGTGCTGCCGCTATTCTAAGTTGCTCACTCTGTTTCCGCTATCCATTCCGGGATTTTTGCCTCAAGCTCAAGCTGCGTGGTAAAGCCGCTGTTATCAATGGTGTGCCCGGCTTTTGCAATAATCCAGTCCTGATTATCAATCTCGCTTTTAAATCCTGTTACCGTGCCATGCATTTCGGGGTAGAGTTCTGCTCGTCCACGTGCCAGCGTGATGGAGAATGATGCGGCTCCGCGTTGTAGTTGTTGCCACTTTGCCGCCGCTGCGCGTCTTGCTGCCTGCTCGTTCTGATAAGTCTTGCGTAACACAAACACATTGCCTTCCGCGCCTTCCATATAATCACCTTCACGGCTGCTGCTTTTCTCTTTTTTCGGTTTTGGCGGTTTGCGGCGTTTCACGCTGACTTTTTTCTTTTTCCCGTAATTAAGATCAAGCCAGTAAGCGCGTACCCCCGTATACGCTTCGCGGTCAGCAATGCGGAACTGATGGCGATCGCCGCTGCTGCGTGTGATGGCGAACGATGGCAACGGCTGGCCCTGTGCGTTCACGCCACCGCCGGGCATGATGAATAACAGATTGCCGCTTTTTACCGTGGTGATTGCGCCCAGCATTTCCGCCATGCGCGTAAGGAAGGACATGTCGCTTTCTTCGGTCTGGTCGGCGTGGTCGATTTCGATATCCATCAGCATTTCGCTGATTTGCGGTTTCAGACCATACCGATGAGCGATGGCGGATACCACACGCTCAACGGTCACATCATGCCAGGACACCTCACGTTTAACGTTAAATTCATCCCGAAAATCTGCGCTTCTGGCTGAAACAGTCAGCCTGTCCGGCGGTCCTTCGTGAGCGATTTCATCAACAATGTAAGTGCCTTTTTCTGTCAGCGGTTCTCCTTTCCAGCCAATGAGAACCGTCAGGCGCGCGCCCCGTGGCGGTAGCAGCAACTGACCATCCGCATCATCCAGCGTGATGGTGAGCTGGTCCGCCTCAAATCCCCGGTTGTCGGTCAGTGACAGGCTCATCAGGCGCTCTGCCACGCCTGACAGCGTTTTACCCTCCGCGAGAATATCAAAATCCGGCATTTTTACGGGGTCTGTGCCCTGACTGAGCAATTGCATGGTGGTGTCGGTCATCTGCTCCCTCCCTGTGCGGCATGGTCGCATGTGCGTGCGGAGGGGGTTACTGCTTTTTGTTGTCGCCGTGGCGGGAGAACGGCGCAGGGGTGAGATTACGCGCGTGGTGGGTGATGATTGTTGCCGAATCATTTAACGGATACAAGGGGCTGAAGCTATGAGTGAAACTCGTTTTCATGGTGCCCGTGTTACGGAAAATACCGACCTGGTAACAGCGATTAACGATGTTGATTCCAGCGTTATCGGTATCGTGGCAACGGCGGATGATGCGGACGCGAAGCTGTTCCCGCTGAACAAGCCCACACTGCTGACCCGCGTCAATGACGTGCTGGGAAAATGCGGGACAACGGGGACGCTTTATCGTGCGCTTAAGGCCATCGCAGACCAGGTGAGCACAAAGGTGATCGTCGTTCGCGTGGCTGAACACAAAGAAGAAGACGGAAAAACGCAGGATCAACTGGTTATCGGTGGTTCTGAATCTGACGGCAGCTATACGGGGATGTATGCGCTGCTTGTTGCAGAGCAGGATGAAAGCATCGGATACCGTCCGCGTATTCTGGCCGCGCCGGAGCTGGACACGGAGGCGGTAACAAAATCCCTGTGCGTGATTGCGGGTAAACTGCGCGCGTTTGTGTATGCCTCATGTCACGGCTGTAACACGATGGCTGAGGCGATTACCTACCGCCAGAAATTCAACGAACGTGAGGTGATGCTCTTATGGCCGGACTTCATCGCCTACAACCCGAAAAGTGGCAAAAACGAAACGTTCCCCGCGCCTGCCTATGCGTGCGGCCTTCGTGCGTACATTGACCATGAGCAGGGCTGGCACAAATCGCTGTCCAACGTTCCTGTTAAAAATGTGCTGGGAATGTCCAGGCATGTGTTCTGGTCGTTGCAGGCCGAAGACAGTGATGCCAACAGCCTCAACAACAAAGAAATCACGACCATTATTCGTCGCAACGGGTTCCGCTTCTGGGGCAACCGCACACCGGAAACGAACGCCTACATCTTTGAGGTGTATACCCGAACCGCACAGGTGCTGGCTGATTCAATTGCAGAAGCGCAGTTTGAAACCATCGACAGTCCACTGACGCCTGCGAACGTGAAGGATGTTATCAGTGCCATCAGGGCAAAACTGGATTCACTGGTTACTGCCGGGAAACTGATTGGCGCGGAGTGCTGGTATGACGTGGTGGATAACAGCACCACGGATTTACGTCAGGGGCGTGTGCGTATTCGCTACAAATATACGCCTGTTCCGCCACTGGAAGACATGGAGCTTTACCAGACGTTTACTGATGAATACTTTGAACCTGCATTTGCGGTGCTGGGAGGTGCCTGATGGCTGTGCCAAAACATCTTCGCTTTTTTACGCTGTTTGTGGATGGTGAAAACGAAGTGGGTAAGGTGACGTCCGTCACTCTGCCTAAGCTGACGCGCAAAACCGACAGCTACCGGGGTGGCGGCATGATGGGTGCGGTAAGTATTGATCTCGGTCTGGACGACTCCGCGCTTGATGCGAGCTTTGTCATGGGGGGCGCAGTTCGTGAGCTGTTCCTTAAGTATGGCGGCACGATTGACGGCACGCTGCTGCGTTTTGCGGGTGAATACTACACCGATGCAGAAAGCGACCTGTATGAAGTCGAAATGCGCGGACGTGTGACGGAAATTGATATGGGGGAAGCCAAACAGGGCGAAGCCACATCACACACTTACGCCATTAAAAACACCTACTACAAGCTGAGTGTTAACGATCGCCCGTTGTGGGAGATTGACCTGCTGAACTTCATCTACCGGAAGGACGGCAAGGACATTGTGCCTGACCGTATCCGTTCCGCGCTTGGGCTTGGCTGATAAGTAATATGCAGGCGGCGCAGTGCGTCGCCTCTGACTGAAAGGAGTTTCCTGATGAAAGAGACGAAAAACATCGATACCGAAAACACGGTAGTTGCTGACACTGTGAAAGAAACCAGTGAGCGTGGCGTAAAACTTACCCAACCAATTGAGCGAGGCGGCGAAAAAATCACGTATGTGGAGATCACCGGGGCTATTGAGCAGGCTGGATCTCTGCGAGATTTGTCGCTGTCTGATGTGCTGAATCTGAAAGCGGAATCCATGTTTACGCTGCTGTCACGCGTGACATCACCGCGACTGGATGAAGTGACGATCAAAAAAATGGCATCCCGTGACTTTATTCAGTTATGTGTGGTTGCCGTAAATTTTTTGAGCGGTGCGGACTCTGGCGGGAAGAACGAACAGGCGACGGAAGCCTGATCACGGTTGTGTGCTTTGAGCACATAGAAGACTTTGTGGCAGATATTGCCGTTATTTTTAACTGGTCGCCCGCCGAAATCTTCATGATGACGCCCGGCGAAGTGGTTAGCTGGCGTGAGCGGGCGGCACTTCGCAGCGGGAATGCAGACAATGAAGACTCTTGATATCCGGGTCGCTTTCAGCGCCGTTGACAGGCTGACTCGGCCTGCCGAAAACGCCCGCCGCCTGATGGGGCAGTTTGGTGACTCCATCCAGCGAACGCAGGGGGCGATCAAAAATCTCGAGCGTCAGGCGCGTTCATTTGAGCGCGCCCGTGACGCTGTCAGTAAAGCGGATGCTGGCATCGTGAAAGCACGACGCCAGCTTAACGCCCTTAATCAGTTACAACGCACGGGTACAGTGCTCAGCGAAAAACAACAAAAGCTGATGCAGCAGTTAAGCACCCGGCTTGAACGCCTGAATGAATCGCGTACACGGGAAATTCAGAAAATGCGGGAGCTTGGCGGAGAGCTGAAACGCCACGGCATTTCCCTGACAGGCAGCGATAACACCATCCAGCAGGCCATCAGACGCACCGAACAGTACAACAACCAGCTTGAACGCGAACGGCAGGCGCTTGCGCGTGTAACACGTGCGCGTGAGCGGTATTCGCGCGCGCAGGAAACCGCGGGAAAACTGAAAACAGGTGGTGCACTGGCAACAGGTGCGGCAGCGGCGGGCGGCTATGCTGCCGGGCGTTTTTTGCAGCCCGCGATTGGGTTCGGGAAAGAGATGTCCCGCGTTCAGGCTCTGACGCGAATCGACCAGAACAGCCCGCAGTTTAAGGCGCTGCGTGAGCAGGCGTTAAAACTTGGCTCTGAAACGCAGTTCACCGCAGGCGATGCCGCCAGTGGGCAGGCATTTCTTGCAATGGCGGGCTTCACACCGCAGGCCATTCAGGCTGCGCTTCCGGGCGTGCTGAGCATGGCAACGGCTGGCGGCATGGATCTCGGCGAGACGGCGGATATTGGCTCAAATATCCTGACGCAGTTCGGCCTTTCTGCTGACCAGATGGACCGGGTTGGCGACACGCTCACCGCAGCGTTTACCCGTACCAACACTGACCTTCGCGCACTGGGCGAAACCATGAAATATGCAGGTCCGGTGGCGGGTAAGCTGGGAATATCGCTGGAGCAGGCCGCAGCGATGGCGGGCGTGCTGGCGAATATGGGTATCAGAGGGAGTGATGCCGGGACGGCAATGCGTGCCAGCCTGGCTCGTCTGGCATCACCGCCAAAGGCAGCAGCAGAGGCGCTGAAAGAGCTGGGCGTGTCCGTCTCGGATGCCGGGGGCAAAATGCGCCCGATGGAGGATGTGCTGGCCGACCTTTATAAAGTCACCCGCAAATACGGGGAAGTTGACCGGGTATCGTTCTTTAAGGACATTGCCGGAGAAGAGGCTTTCACATCGTTTATGGCGCTCGTTGATGCAGCGGGTGACGGTTCCTTACCCAAACTGAGAAAAGAACTTGAAGGCGCGCGCGGTGAGGCTGAACGCACAGCAAAGGTTATGGCCAACAACCTTGACGGCGATCTGAAATCACTCGGCAGTGCATGGGAAGGGTTGCGCATCCGCATTGCAGATCTGATTGACGGTCCGCTGCGTTCTGTCACGCAGTGGCTCACGCGGGTGGTATCAAGGGTGACGGCGCTGGCGCAGGCCCATCCGGCACTGACGCGCCAGCTACTGATAGCAGGCGGTGCGTTGCTGGCAATGACTGCAACGGTTGGCTCGTTGTCGCTGGCTATTGGTGTGCTTGCTGGCCCGCTGGCAAAACTGCGTCTTGGTTTTTCTCTCCTGACCGGATCAATGAATGCTGTCAGGGTCCTGCCAGCACTATGGGGAATGGTGACGGGTTCCGTTTCTTTACTGGGAGGCGCTATCGGGGCGTTGTTCAGTCCGGTTGGTCTTATCGTGGCTGCGCTTGCCGGAGCTGCCGTTCTTATCTGGAAATACTGGGATCCCATCAGGGCATTTTTTGCCGGGGTGTTCAGCGGGATTATGGAAAGGCTGACCCCGTTGCGCGAAACCTTTGAACGGTTTGGTCCTGTTTTTGACGCAATCGGAAGCGGGATCAGCCAGGTGTTTAACTGGTTTAAATCACTGCTGTCACCGATGGAGTCCAGCAAGGAAACGCTGGATAAATGTACCAGTGCTGGCGAGATATTCGGTAACGTTCTTGGCGGTGCGTTACAACTTGTTCTGACGCCTGCAAAAATGTTGCTGGATACGCTGGCGTGGATACTTGAAAAACTCGGTGTGCTTCCGGATGAAGCGGAAAGGGCGAGAAAGAAAATCGAAGACGCACAGCGTGCGGCCATTCTTCAGGACAAGGTCGCTCTGTTTCAGGGAGACATTGCGAAAATCAATCCGCCGAAGTCTGCGGAAAATGGCAATGGCACCGGAGGCGATAAACCCAAAGACAACAAACCGCTCACAGACAGCAATACCGGGACGCTACGCAGACTCAGCAAAATTGCTGATAACACAGGTAAGCTGGTTGATGAGACGAAAAAACGCATTGGCCCCGGCGATATTGTCTTTAAGAACCTGCCCCGCGCACTTGCTGTTCGTGGGGAGTGGCAGGAGCGGAAGATTGCGCAGGTCAGTAAGCCTGCCCCCGCAATTAATATCACACCCGTGGTCCCGGCTCCGCTGCCTCCGGCGCTGGTCCCTGTTGTTGCGGCCAGCTCCCGCCCGGTGGCGGAGGCCATACGCTCTCCAGTGGCATCAGTTCCTGCAACTTTCCGTAACCGGGAGCCTGTTGCCTCCGGGTTTGGCGGTGAAATTCATGTTCATCTGCATAACGTTGTTACGCAGAATCCCCGCGAACTGGCGAAACTGGTCGGTGAAATGGTCAGGGCAGAGATGGAACGGCGCGCCCGTGCCGGACGTGGCAGTTTTTACGATAAAGATTGAGGAGTCATGGCCATGATGATGATCTACGGCATGTTTGTTTTTGAGCTGCGCACACTGCCGCATCAGCAGTTACAGCAAAACAAAAGCTGGCGGCATGTAAAAAATGAACGCGTTAACCGTTCAGCAAGCTGGCAGTATATAGGTGCAGGTGATGATCGCATTGTGCTTTCCGGCGTGCTTTATCCTGAAATTACAGGTGGCGAAGTGTCGCTTTCGTTGCTGACCACGCAGGCATATACAGGACGCCCCTGGCCTCTGATTGATGGTGTCGGGCAGATTTACGGCATGTATGTGCTGACTGAAACGAATACGACCCGTTCCGAGTTTGATCGCTACGGTAAGGCGAAAAAGATAGAATTTTCACTGACCCTTGAACGCTGTGATGAGGATTTGCGGGAGCGCCTGCAATCCTCATCGTTCAGCGATATGCTGTCCGGCTTCAAAGATAAGGTGGCGTCATCCCTTAACAGTGCGGTCAGTTCTGTTAAGGGACTGTTCTGATTTAACGCAAATCACAAATAGTTAGATAAACAGAAATAACGATAAGGCCCGATATTCGGGCCTTTCGTTTATTCTGGTTGATCAGGGAACGTAACGGGTAATTCAGTGGTATCAGTGGTCTCAACTTGTTGCACGTACCGCATCCAGCGCATCAGTTGTTGCTTATCTGAATCACTGATAATCCCTAATGCAAGCTGGGTCTGCCAGAACTGCGTTTTTTCTCTGGCCTGCTGTAATAACCTTTGTTTCTGGTTTTCAGCCTGCAAGCGTTGCTCTTCTTCGGTATACACACGTTTAATGACTGAGCCATCTTTAAACATCCAGTTACCTGAAATATCAGCGCGTCGGTTTGCTGTAATATTAGGCAACTCGACAACACTTTTTCCTTCCGGGCAAATTGCAGTTACATCCGTTTGCACGTCGCATATGACATTATTTTCATCATATGCAATCTTTATGGTGTCTGGCTGAAAGTTCTTTTGTTCCTCATACCAGTTTTTACCATCTTCAGCGAATAACCAGACAACGCCGGAGTTTTTAGTTAACAGGTACTGTTCTTTTGTTTTTGGATTGCCCGGTTTTATATTTTTTAAATGCATCATAATCAAACACTCGATACGTTATACCATGTACCATTAATATTTTTTTGAATTGGTCTGTAATAAACACCACCAATATTATCGGCAGAGTTTGAGCCTGTATCCTGAACGATAATCCCGGTATATGCGCAACCAGATGGAGCCTGATGCGTCCATGTTGTCCCGTTATTTGCTGGTTTATAGGATGACGCGCCACCAAGTCTAATATCCCGGACATAGCGTGAATCAAAGTTGCCATAGTTAGATGGTGATACCTGCCCGTTAACAGCAAAAGTGATGCTGTTATCTGTATTTCTCTGACTGTAAAAATGCCAGCCTGCATCATCACCTAATTCAGCCACCACCGGACGACTTGCGTTTCCCCACAAATTGAATGCGGCTTCCTTCGTGGATGTATTGCTGCTGCTGACCATGAACTTTTTCCCGCTACCGGCACGTACTTTGGTACTTGAGACAATATCACCTGTAACACTCAGGCCATGCCCCATTGACACTCCGCCATTGGCGTTATTGATAGTCAGCGGTCTTAAGCCGTTCCATGTCCCAAATTTATCGCCAGAGGCCGTCAGCATTAAATATGTGCTGCCGCCATCATTCCTGATAAAGAATCCATAATTGCCATAAGCAATGCGCAGACCATTAGCACTGAGTGATGTAATCTCACCTCTTGAACGGAGACCATAAGCGGAGCTGAGTGATAATTCTTCCTGAGCGTCATAGTTTCCTGTCGCCCAGCGAATTACCCCGCCCTGTACTGTTTCATGCCAGATAGTATCTCCTTCTCCACCACGAAACTTTCTGAGATATTTTTTGCCGCCTCTGGTGCCTGAACATAAGGCCGTAGACATATAGGCATTCTGGCTTCCGCCATCCTGATTAATCGTTCCGGTCATTGAGTCGCCCTGACGATTCCAGTCACGACGCCAGCCGGGGAAGTAGCCGCCCCCATGATTAATGTAAGTGAATTGTGCGCTGGTTGTACCGCCACCACTTGATGTTGTCGGCGTGGTTACTCGGATAGTGATTGCAGATTTAGTTCCCATGACCTCGACGACACAACCAGCCAGGTGGATATCACCACATCCGGTATCCGTAATGATTTTGTTATTTGCATATGACCATGAGCCTTTGCACATCCAGTACGGATGATTAAATGCACCACGGGAATCCAGCCATTCAATAAACTGAGCGGTTGTCCAGTTTCCGGCTTCAGTGCTCAAAGCGCCGCTATAAGCACGACAGGCACCGATATTTTTCGTGAAGGTATCCTTTCCCGGAATATCCGCACCGTTCTGATCTTTCTGAAGGCGTTTTTCAGCATTGTCATAGGCAGACTTCACCGCTTTTGATGTTGCGGCCAGCGTTTCAGAATCACTGTTGGTGACGCTACTGAGCTGGACAAGACCTTTTCGCGCTGTAGTGGCATCCTGTGCAGTGTATTTCCCGTTAGCAAGGTTATACGCGGCCTTTACCGCCTTTGGCGTTGCCGCAAGCGTTTCAGAATCGCTGTTGGTGACGCTACTGAGCTGGACAAGACCTTTTCGCGCTGTGGTGGCGTCCTGTGCAGTGTATTTCCCGTTAGCAAGGTCATACGCGGCCTTTACCGCTTTCGGTGTTGCGGCCAATGCTTCAGACGTGCTGTTGGTGGCGCTACTGAGCTGGACAAGACCTTTTCGCGCTGTGGTGGCGTCCTGTGCAGTGTATTTCCCGTTAGCAAGGTCATACGCGGCCTTTACCGCTTTCGGTGTTGCGGCCAATGCTTCAGACGTGCTGTTGGTGGCGCTACTGAGCTGGACAAGACCTTTTCGCGCTGTGGTGGCGTCCTGTGCAGTGTATTTCCCGTTAGCAAGGTCATACGCGGCCTTTACCGCTTTCGGTGTTGCGGCCAATGCTTCAGACGTGCTGTTGGTGGCGCTACTGAGCTGGACAAGACCTTTTCGCGCTGTGGTGGCGTCCTGTGCAGTGTATTTCCCGTTAGCAAGGTCATATGCTGCCTTTACCGCCTTTGGCGTTGCCGCAAGCGTTTCAGAATCACTGTTGGTGGCGCTACTGAGCTGAACAAGGCCTTTTCGCGTTGTGGTGGCGTCCTGTGCAGTGTATTTCCCGTTAGCAAGGTCATATGCTGCCTTTACCGCTTTCGGCGTTGCGGCGAGCGTTTCAGACGTGCTGTTGGTGGCACTACTGAGCTGGACAAGGCCTTTTCGCGCTATGGTGGCGTCCTGTGCGGTATATTTCCCGTTAGCAAGGTCATACGCGGCCTTTACCGCTTTCGGCGTTGCGGCCAGTGTTTCAGACGTGCTGTTGGTGGCGCTACTGAGTTGAACAAAGCCTTTTGCGGTCAGCGAGGCGTCCGGGTGACGTCGTGACTGTTCATGTTCTTTCAGTTTGTCATTCACGTAATCCACTGTGGCCATAACCATGGTGTTATCCACGGTAAGCGCCACGGTGGCAGTGCTGGATACGGTCAGAATGGTGCGAAATGTTTGTACACGTCCGGATCCTTCGGCAACGGCTGGCTTGTAACTTTCCGCAGTATTGCCCACCGCGATCAAATCGCCGTGCTCATCAAATACACCAATTTCCCGGATCCAGAATCCGCCCGTTTCAGGAGGAATAACCAGCTCCGCAATAATGCGGTTCTGATGTGTTGCGTCCAGGATGACGCGATTAACAGTATGTCGCCACACCTCATGCACCAGACGGGTCTGCTTACTGTCTGGTGTGGGCAACGTGCCGCCACCGTCGCCCACGGCCATATGAGTCAGGCGGACAGGCTTACCATCTGGCGCGGCTGCCTGAGCTAATTTTTTTGCACCCGTATCGGTGATAACGGTTTTAAATTTTCGTGTTGTGGTACTCATGCTTAATCGTCCGGATAAATGGTAATGACTTCACCGTCGTAAGTTGCTGCCGCCGCGAAAATATCCCCCGGAATCTCCTGAATGATATTCAGCCCTGTCATGTGGCGGCTGACCGGGCGGGCATCAGCAATCAACCGCTCCATTTCCAGATACATTTCCTCCGTCACGCCACTGTCCAGCGTGCCCACTTCAACGGTAAATGTTCCCGGTTCTCCGCCGAACTCCCACCACTCAGACACACGAATGAGGTATCCCAGCGGCTCAATGGCCCGGCGCAGTGCGCTGATGGTTCCCTTGTGTCGGTGTATCAGCCATGCATCACGAATCACCTGTCGTTTTGTCTCTTCCGGCCAGTTGCGATCCCAGCGGTCAACGGAAAATGCCCAGGCGAGATAAGGCAGCAGGTGCACCGGGCAGGTGTCCGGCGACCACAGCGTGTTGAGGTCTACCGGGATGTCTGTAATGCGCGTTCCGACAGCTTCGGCACAACGCATGAAATTGCTGGCTGATGGCGGTAACAGTGAATTACTCATTACGCCCACCTTCGCTGATGGTGAATGACTCACAGCGCGCCGCCTGTATGTCGCTGATGGCCATATTCTGTGTGGGTTCGATTATCTCCACGCGTTGCACGCCGTGTACATGAAGTGCGGCAGCAATGGCGGACAACGCCACGTCCTGACCGATAAGCCCCTGTTCAGCCAGCCACTTCCTGAATGACGATTCCGCCGCGGCCAGAATAGGTTCGGATTCCGGACCGGGGTAAAAGTACAGTTTTGCATTCAGCCGCCATGTCACGATGCTGGCGCTCTGTACGGTCAGGCGGTCGGCCACCGGGCGGGTATCCTCTGCATTCAGAACGGCGCGAACGGTATTAAGCAACGCCTCCGTTGCTGTGCCGTCGCCCTCAGTGGACAGGATGGAAACCGTCACGTTGGCCGGAGACGGGCTGATGGCCCGCGCATCGCGTACCAGACCGCTGGCGCTGCGTGCAAAATACTCGTATGCACCTGACGGGCCAGCAACACTCAGACCGTCATATGCCCGTTGCGCCCGTAGTCTCAGCGAGGTGTCACTTTCCATCACTGCGTCGGTGGTATCCGTTGCCGGAGTGATAACCAGGCGCTTTGTGTTCATATTGCCCGCGAGGTTGTCCAGGTCTGTCCCGGCGCTGTGGCTTAGCATGCAGGCGCGTGCACCCTCATTGACCCGCTGGCGTAACAGCATTTCACGAAACGACATGGTTTGAGCGATAACGTTAAGGGGTTCCGATTCCAGCTCCAGCGCGGCGGAAACGGCTTCACGCTGTTCGGCGGGATAGGACGCAATCATCATGGCCTTTGTGTCAGCCAGAATTGCCTCAAAGTCAGGCTCCGCGATGATGGCGGGGTCCGGTAACTGTGAAAGGTCAACGGCAGGCATGATTTACTCCCTCAGCGTGATGGTTAATTCAACATTCTGCATGGTCTGCATGACAGTGCCCGACAGCGTCACCCCGGCGCGGCCTCCTGCCTTCCAGACAACGTCGATAGCGTCCAGGGCAATGCGGGGTTCCCATCGTGTCAGCGCAATCACGGCAGCACTCATGCATTGCAGACGCGTGGTGTTATTCATGGGTTCGTCAATCAAATCAGGCACAAGGCTGCCATATTCCCGTCGCATAACCCGGCTGGCCAGCGGGGTGGTCAGGATGTCCCTGACTGACTGTTTCAGGTGCTCCATATCGTTCAGGTTTCCCGTTCCGTCCGGGTTCATTCCTGTGTAGCGGGTTGTCACTGCGGGCCTCCTGTCGAATCGCTGCCACCTTTAACGCCACCGTGCTTATGCGTATGCACTGTGATGCCGTTTGAGGTGAAATCGCCGCCGCTGTGCGTGATATTGCCGCTCATCTTTCCCCCTTTTGTGACGTCAAGCGTCGCTGTTCTCAGAAGGTTTGTGCATTCCACGACGGGCGTATCCAGTGTCACGCTGACGGATGCCTGCAGGGTGGCTGTTTTCATGCCGCTGGCGCTCAGTGCGCCAGCGTCTGCGTCGTAGCGGAACACCGCGCCATCCGGCGCGCTGACCACGATTTCTTTCAGGCTTTTGCCGGGGGCCGGACTGGCATCACTCCACAGGCTGCCAATTATCATGGCGGTTTCCGGGTTGCCGCCAATGCAGGCAATTACCACCTGTTCGCCTGGTGATGGCGGCAGCCATACATTGAAGGCTCCCGCGCGCGTGGTGTTCCAGCGCAACCAGCCTGTTTCCAGTTCGCCGCTGCGAACGCGCACGCGCCAGGACTTCTCATCAACTTCAGAGATGATCCCGGTGCGGATGATATTGCTCAGCAGTCGCATGAGTTCTGCGCTCACCGTACAGCCTCCGCAATCCGGCCCAGCACCGTGTTATAAATCAGGCGCTCATCTGCCTGGCTGATACCCAGCAGCTCACGTACCGGGTAATCGGTGAAAATGCCCGGCGCAACCTGATCGCGCTCACCGAACTGATGAACGCGGGCAATACGTGCGGCCACGCCGCTGTAACCCACCGTCACACCGGAAGCATCTGCACGGGCTTTCAGGTAGCGGGCGGTGCGCAGTTTTACGAACATGGGGACGCGCTTTGTGCTGTCCTGGTTGATGCGCCGGGTGCGTATTTCCAGAAAACGGTCGATGTCATCCCGGTAAAACGTGCGGATATTGTTTTTATCCTCATCCCACCCGGTAATGGTTCGCCCGTATTTCCCCGTGTCGTGATGCCAGTTTTTCAGCGTGCGTGCTTCGTTATTCCAGATAAAGCGAATGCGCTCCTGTATCCGGGTTACGCGGCGTCTGCGTGGTGTCCACGCGGTCCCGTCCGGCGCTTTCTGTGACCGGATACGCGCCTGCTGGGCGCGGCGTAAATCCTGTGCCAGCTTTCTGGCGATGTTATTGATGGCCTGCTGATTCAGGCTGTCGCGGATGGCCTCAAAGGTTTCATCCACGCGGGTGAATGCCTTATCCATCGCTTTCACCCCACGTCACATCCTGGAATACATGCGACCAGTCGCCTTCGGGAGATGGCAGGCGGGGTTTTGGCTCCGGCAGGTGTTCTGCCTGCGGTGTCCCCTGACTGCTGCGCGTGATGCGAACGCGTTCCCGCAGGGGGAGCGTAAACAGGAGATCGGCGCTGTCATCGTCATTGATAACGGCGGAGAATTTGATGTCCTGATTACGCTCAGGGTTGAGCAACAACTGTGGCTGATTTTCGGATAACCACGCCAGCAGCGGCAGCGTGAGGTCGTCCAGCTCCCCGGCGTAATCCATGACAAACATCACCATCTGATAGCGGTAAACAAACGAGGGCGTTTCTCCGGTCGTTTCAATGTTGCCGCTCTCCACGAAAATGGTGAATTTTTCCGGGTTGGCCTGACACCATCGGCATGAACGGGTCATGGCTTCACGCAGGGAATCAGTTTTCAGCATGGTTGTTGTCCTCGTTGTTCAGTCGTTGCAGCCTGCGCTGTTCCAGTAATTCAATGGCCCGTTTATCCGCGTTACAGGTTTCCAGTGCATCCAGAAGGCGGTCGCCCCATATACCGAGATTTCCCCATGTGGGAGTATCAGGGAAGGGGGGCGGCGTTACCGGTATGGTCAGCGTCTGCGGTATAAGCCGGACTGACGGCGCTGGCAGTGGCGCGTTCTGCGTGCCTGCGCAGCCTGTCAGTAAAACGAGCGTCAGGCAAAGCGTGGGCGCATTCATCTTTTGCAATATCGTTGCGTAGCTGTTCACGTCTTACCTCTCCGTCCTGATTGCGTTGCTGATTTTCCACGCGGAGTTGCGCCAGCACCTGCTGCATATCCTGTACCCCGGCGCTGATGATATTCAGGGTGTCGGCGGTACGTTTCAGGGTGCTGGCCTGCGCTTCGTTTCTGGCGTTCTCCCGGCCCAGCGACCATGACAGACGCATGGATGTTCCCCATGCGGCAATCAGAAGGAAAGCGACACCCAGCGTGGGCCAGAGCTTCATGCCGGATAGGCTCCGTGTGGTAACTGAAAATGCGGTCCGTCTTTCAGGGTCTTCCAGTCGCCGCCCCATTCCACCGGAATATTCAGCTCCCGGCTGGCCTGTCTGAATGCTGCTGCGATTTTTTCGTACAGCGGCCATTCCCATGACACCTGGCTGCCGATATAAGCCACAACATCCACGGCATGTCCCGTAAGGTGGCGGCTGTTCATGGTCTGGCTCTTACCTGTGGCCACAAGTTGCTTCTGGCGGTAACGGCTGCGCAACCCTTCGGTGATACCAAAATCCACTTCCGAAATTTCCAGTGCCCGTCGGGTCACTTTCACCAGATCAGGATTTACGCCCTGCAAATTCTTTTCGCTCCGACTGCTGAATTTAAATGTGTTGCTCATTCGTCCTTCCCCTTCACCCTGCGATTAAAGGCCGCAATAACCTTGTCGCGTGCTTTCTCTGCGCCCATAAAACCGATTGATGCGCCGATAAACGTCACGGCATCTTCAGGAAACCCGAAGAAGCGCAACGACCCGGCCACGGCCATGGCAAGAACGCCGCACGCCAGCGATCCCGTTACGGTCTGAACCAGTGTTCGTCCGTCATAAAGACTCATCAGCGCGGAAATGCTGACCGCCGCGCCTACTGCATACACCGTTGGCAGGTGGTCAAAGAGCCACGCAATAACCTGCTCTGTGATCCCTGTTTGAATGGTGCTCACTGCTACTCCCCCCACAACTGAATCATTTCTCGTTTCTTCTTCTCCGGCTCCGGCATCTCCACGTCCTGCCCGGCGTCCAGAAATACCTGCTGACAGAGTCCGGGGTTGGCATCCAGCACCTTTTCGGTGACGCCCTGCGTCGTGCCGTAGTACCGGAAACAGAGCGAATCCACGGTGTCGCCTTCCAGTGCCTTCACTTTCATCAGCACAGCTCCGCAAAAATTCGCGGGCGGCGCAGAATGTCAGAGATGGCCCAGCTCACATCGCGCCACAAATCCGATGTCTGTATATCCAGTGCGTCCGCCCGGCGGTCGCCCTTATCCGTTGTGTCCGCATCGCGGTAACGCTCCAGAATCAGGGCGCGCGTGGCGGTATAAACAGCATTGCGCCAGTGCCAGAGATTGACGCTTTCTCCGTTAATTACGGGTGCCGGAACATCGGCCAGCGTCTGATGGCCAGCTGCCTGCTGTTCCTGCTGCCATGCTTCCAGCTCGCGGGTAACGTGTGCCACAGCCCCGGTGGCAGTATGTAGCAGGCGGGAGGTGGTCACGCGGCCCGGCAGTCGTACCGCCAGACGCAGCTCGCGCAGCACAATATCCGGCCAGAATGCACCCGCTGAAATGCGGGTATCGCCATCATCGGTATCGGTGATGTCGTCCTCTGCGGGTCTGGGTTCAGTTCTGGCAACCATACTCATGGGGTTCACTCCTGAAAAAAATCGGGCGGTGGGTGCGCGGTGTAAACGGTCACGGAGTCAAACCGGAACACCGCGCACGCCGCCCGCTGACGGGGTCAGTCGTTAACCGCGCTTCGCCTTCTGCGTCGCGGTGGTTTTTCGTGTTGCAGGCTTCCGCGTTGTCTTTTTACTTTTGCTGCTTTCGTCCTGCGTCTGCTGTGCGCTGGCGTCTTCTGGTGCGGCTGCGGAATCGGCTTTTTTCAGGGCGCGGGAAAGGGTTGCAATCTCGCGTTTCACACCTGCGTTCGGGTTCAGGTGCATTGCTTCGCGCAGCAGCTTCAGTGACAGGGCCATGCTGTCCGTATCACTCAGGCCACGGCGGGCAAAGGCGCACGCTTTGCATAATTTGGCGCGCACTTCGTCCGGCATGTCCTGGTCGGTGACAATCTCCCGGAGGGTGTCCAGTGGTTCGATAAAGGCGGACAAATCCGCGTCGGCATCCGTCCCGGCCTGCGTCAGTACCGGATTACAGATTTCTTCGGTCAGTACCGTGGCAGCAGTACGTCCAAAGTTATCCGGCATGATGAGGTTGTGACGGACCACATATGCACCAATACGCAGCGCCAGCGGAAGATCGCCGCAGTCAATCGCCCAGACCATCAGCGTGGCAATCACTTCATCCTGCTGCCCGCCGTCAGCCTCCAGCGTTCCCTCAATCCAGCCGGAAAAGTCCGGCAATAACTCTTTTTTGATGGCGGCTTTCGCGCTTCTGGCCTGTACGCCCTTAAGCCGGGCCTGTGCCAGACGCAGACGATACAGCACCTCTTCATGCGCGGTACGCGCGGCGTGGTCCACGCCTTCATTCGCCCGGCCTGCGCGCTGTGCCATCACGTTCTGCCAGTGTTGCTGTGCAGGAGTAATCATTTTTTCTCTCCGTTACAGGCGGGCATGATGCCCGCCGTGAGGTGATTAGCTGTCGGCGAACTTCAGGCCAGTGACCATCGCGCACTTGCCATAGTCTTCAACGACATAAGCGTCATTGATGGACTGGTAGGTGGCGATGCGGTTGTATTCCGGCTCGTCTTTCATCAGGCGACGCATTGTTCCTTTCTGCCAGTAAATTGACAGGTTGTTGAACGAGGTGATCAGCATCGTTGCATCCGGGAAGAACGGCGCAAGGAATACATCCAGCCCGCCAATGGCGCGCGATGACAGGATGAGCTGTCCGGCAAGTAATTCCGCATTGGGATTCTGGCCGCTGATGCTGTTCAGCACGGGCAGACGCAGCGAGTTAAACAGGTTGCGCCCCATAATCACCACGAGGTCGTCAGCTTCCTTGTGCCATTCATCCAGCAGGGATGAGCGCGCGTCCTGTACCAGTGCATCAGCGTTCGCATATTTACCCGCGTGCGCCACGGTGTTGTCCATGTTGCGGGAGGTCAGCGTTACATCATTCATAACGCGCTCGCTGGCGTCGGTTCTGATGTGCTCCAGCCATCCCACGTTAACGTCCTGAAGCAGCTTGTTAGTGCTGAAGTTGGACTCATCCGCGTGAGACGTGCCGTTGAAACCGATCATGATGCGGTCAAGCGCCACCTGCCGGGCAATCTGTGTGCTGACGCGGGACTGAAAATCAGGGTGTGCCGCCCAGGCATCAAGCTGCGGATACGAAATAAACGTGTCGTAGTTCACCTGTTCGCACTGGTATTTGCGGTTTTTCAGATCAACCACGTTATTCGGGTTACGGCGTTTTGTGCCGTCATAACTGGTATTCGTGCGCGCAATCGGCCCGGTGGTGTCCAGGAGGATTTTTTCGCCTTTCTGGTCAGTCACACCGAACACGTTAATTTTTTTTGTAAATTCAGTGCTCTCCTTTACTGCGTTTTCAAAACGCTGCTGCACCGAGGGTTCCACGGTAAATCGCGATACCAGTGCAGATACCGGGATATTGTTAAGCGACGCCTGCTGCGCCATATAGCAACCCAGCTTGTTGCGGGTAATATCTGACATCACCAGATTCATAAAAATTTGCTCCTTTGTCTTATCAGAAGTCAGCCAGCTGGTCGGAGGCTGCGCCCGTTGCGGTGAAGCGGTTCTGCGGATCGCCGTCCTGCGTGCGCAGTTTTTCCTTCAGTGCTGTCAGCTCTGTGGTCAGTGACGTGATTTTCTGGCGGTCCTGCTGATGGCGGGTTTCCAGCACATTAAAACGGTCGATAATGTCGGCCTGTGACGTTGCGACGCCTTCCACCGCTTCCTGAATACGGGAGAAACTGGCGTCATCCGCTTTGCGGCCATGACCAATAATCCCCATTACGCGGTTAAACCACTGGGTGCCTTCTTCCTGGCGTTGTTCTGCCATTTCGATGATTTCAGACTCGATGGCTTCGGAAATGAGCGGTGCTTCACCCTGGACACTGTTGAACGTCATCACCGCCTGACGTTGCTGTGCCGTGAATTTCAGGCGCTCAGTGCCCAGGCTTGCCGGGGTGTCGGTCATCGCCAGCCCGACCAGATAGGCGCGCCCGTTAACGGAGAACTGCGGGTGCAGTTCGATACTGGAATAGATTTTCTTGCCGTCCGCGACAAGCTGCTTCATGCGCTCGGTCGGTTCGATTTCTGCATACAGCGCAGTACGTCCGGCCAGCGGACCTTCCGTAATGTCTTCCGTACTCAGTGCGGTGACATCGCCCATTGCGGAAAATTCGCTTGACGGGCATGGCGAGAGATAGTGCTCAACGTTCACGCGGGCAGCGTAAACATCCGGGTTGAAGTTCTCGGCGGCTTCACGCAGATGCACCGGACTGATTTCACGGCCATCAACAGTTGATCCGGAGACAGCCACGCGAAACTTTTTGCGGAATGTCTTTTTTTCATTAGCCATAGTTTTTGCCCCTCTGACTGGTTCTTCAGTCATGATGGCAAAGCGTAACAGGCTGATACAAAGGGCTTTTGTTGTAAGAAAACGGCCAGAACAGGGGGTTAAGGAGAACGGTTTCGCGCGCGGGTAATCTTCCTGTAATTACTCAGGGGGAGCAATGATTCAGGACGCTTTTGTGCGCCAGCGTGCGCGGCAACTTTACTGGCAGGGTTATCCGCCCGCAGAAATATCACGTCTGATGGGAATAAACCCGAACACGATTTATGCGTGGAAAAAACGCGACCAGTGGGATGAAACGCCACCCGTGCAGCGTGTCACGCAGTCCATCGATGCGCGCCTCATCCAGCTTACTGAAAAACAGAATAAAACAGGTGGTGACTTTAAGGAAATAGACCTGCTGACCCGGCAGCTTAAAAAACTGCATGATGGCCAGCCGGATGCGACGGCCACAGGAAAGAAAGGCCGGGCGAAAAAACTTAAAAATCATTTCACGCCGGAGCAGATTGCCGCACTGCGGGAAAAAATCATCAGCAGGCTGGAGTGGCATCAGCGGGGCTGGTTTGACTCCCTGACCCTTTGCAGTGAAGCCGGGATACGTAACAGGATGATCCTGAAATCCCGACAGATTGGGGCGACCTGGTATTTTGCACAGGAAGCACTGCTGATGGCGCTGCGTGACGATGTGGCACAACCTTACCAGCGTAACCAGATTTTTTTGTCTGCGTCGCGTCGTCAGGCGTTCCAGTTTAAAAGCATTATTCAGAAGGCCGCGGCTGAAGTTGATGTGGAGCTGAAAGGGGGCGATAAAATCATCCTCTCCAACGGCGCAGAACTGCATTTTCTCGGTACTTCTGCTGCGACGGCACAGTCCTACACAGGTAATTTTTATTTTGATGAATTTTTCTGGGTCAGTCGCTTTGCTGAACTGCGCAAGGTGGCTGGCGCTATGGCAACCCTCAGCGGACTGCGGCGCACCTACTTCTCCACGCCATCCACCGAAACGCACGAGGCATACGTCTATTGGAACGGCGACCGCTGGAACGAGAAAAAGGCCGCGCATAAACGCCAGCGTTTTTCTGTGGACTGGAAAACGCTGCATAACGGACTTATCTGCCCCGACCGGACGTGGCGGCAAATTGTCACGCTGGAAGATGTGGTTAATCACGGCTGGAAACACACCGATATTGATGAAATTCGTGATGAAAACACCGAAGACGAGTTCCGCAATCTCTATATGTGTGAGTTTGTCCGCGAAGGGGAATCGGCATTTAACCTGAATATCCTGATTGGCTGCGGTGTTGATGGATACGACGACTGGAAAGACTGGAAACCTTTTGCTCCCCGCCCGATGGGGAATCGTCCGGTATGGATTGGGTATGACGCAAACGGCAGCAGTGGAAACGGCGACAGCGGCGCGGTGTCCGTGGTGGTTCCTCCGGCTGTTCCTGGTGGCCGTTTTCGAACGGTGGAGACGCGACGCGTTCAGGGGCTGGAGTTTGAAGAACAGGCCAGAGTCATTGAAGAGTTCACGTGTCGCTACAACGTGGAACACATCGGCATTGATGCGACTGGCGGGCACGGGGATGCCGTTTATCAGATAGTGAAACGGTTTTTCCCTGCTGCTATTCCGTACACCTTCACGCTGTCATCAAAACGGTCGCTGGTACTGAAAATGCTGCAAATAATGCGTGCCGGGCGGTGGGAATACGATCGTGCCGAACGCGAGCTGGTCGCGGCCTTTAACGCCGTGCGTAAGGTGAAAACACCGGGCGGCTTTATCACTTACGAAACGGACCGAGCGAGGGGGATCAGCCACGGCGACCTTGCGTGGGCAACCATGCTTGCTGTCATTAATGAACCGATTGGCGGCGAAGGAGAAAACGAGCGTTTCACGGTTATGGAGTTCTGATGAGCAGAAAAAATAAAAAAGTGCGCATGAGTTCACGCATTGATCTCGCTGATGCGCTCAGGAAAGAATCATCGCTCAGTGCATTCACATTTGATGGTCCTTATCGCCTGACCGGGCATGACCTGCTGGACAATATGTACTGTGCTGATAACGGGCGGTGGTATGAAACCCCGGTGGACTGGTACGGTCTGGCAAGAGCTGCCCGGCAAACGTCCTGGCATCAGTCTGCGCTTTACTTTAAGCGCAATGTATTGCTCGGCTGCTATATTCCGCACCCGCTGCTTTCCCGGCAGGATTTCTCGGCGCTGGCGCTGGACTGGTTTGTGTTCGGTAACGCATTCCTTGAGCTTCGGAGCAATATGCTCGGCGAACCGCTTAAATTACGGCACGCCCTGGCGAAATACATGCGACGCGGAAGCGATCTTGAATCATGGTGGTATGTGCAGGATGGCAAGGACGCGTTTCAGTTTCGTCCTGGCAAAGTGTGCCACCTGATGAATCCGGATATTAACCAGGAAATCTACGGCATGCCGGAATATCTTGGCGCATTACTCTCGGCCAGCCTTTCTCATTCGGCGGACATGTTCAGAAAACTGTACTACGACAACGGATCCCACGCCGGGTGCATCATCTACATCGGTGCAGCGCAGGTAAACCGCGAAAGCATGGACTCCCTGAAAGAAACGCTACAGGGGGCACGTGGTGGTGGTGCGTTTAAAAACGTGCTCATTCATGCGCCCAACGGGGGCAAAGAGGGGGTGCAAATTTTGCCGTTCCAGCAGATCACCGCAAAGGATGAGTTCATGAATGTTAAGGCGGCATCCCGTGATGATGTGCTGGCTGCGCACCGCGTTCCGCCGCAACTGATGGGGGCGATGCCGGGCGAAAAAAGTGCGTTTGGTGATGTGGAGAAGGCCGCGCGGGTTTACGCAATTAACGAGCTGATGCCCGTCATGGAGGCCATGAAGCACATCAATGACTGGCTTGGCGAAGAGGTGATCCGCTTTAACCCTTACGCACTGTTAGATACCCAGCCCACATCCTGACGCGCTTCGCTTGTCTGCTGCTTCGCCGGGGCATAAAAAATTTATGCCCCGACTCTCCAGCTCCTGTATCAGTCAGATAATTTCACGACGCTTTCCTGCTTATTGCCATCATCGACGGTCAGATTCTTACGCAATCCCACTGCGCTGACTGCATGTTCTCGCCGCCTCAGTGCGATTTTGACGGCCTTACCTTTCACCCCATCAAACCAGAATCCCTCACGTATTTTTCACGCTCAGCGTGAGAAATACGGCCATTCTGTCGTGTCGCTGCGACATCGTTAAGGGAACGCTATTTACCCCCTGAAACGCGGGCTGTTCCCCCGTCACCTGCGCGCAGAAAAAACGCGTTTTTTTGTGCACGCACGGATCCCTGACGGATCCAGCCGCCACGCGGGCCGGAAGGGCAAAAAGTCCTTCAAAAAAATTGTGCAAATTTGTGCACTATTGTGCAGTAGAGCGATACATGATTTTCGCCTTTATTTCAGTGTGTTCAGGTGGTCATTCTCAATACCCATTTGGTGAGAGACAGGAATAAAAATGATCTTTATCAGTAGGTTATGTGTGTGATTAAATTAGATGCAGCACGTTTAGTCCCCAGAACCCAAGACCAATGAAAGATAACAATCAGAAAAAAATGATATGGCATGTTGCCTGTGATGAATCTGGCGTTGATGGGCAGCCATTCTACGGATTTGGGAGTCTCTGGATGAGCTATCAGAGGCGCGCTGAACTCACTCGCATGGTACAGGATTTGAGAAAAAAGCATGGATGCAGTGATGAGCTCAAATGGCAGAAAGCACATTCAAAGCGTAATGCAGCTTTTTATAGCGACGTCATTGATGTGTTTTTTAGGCACAACTGGATGGCTTTTCACTGTATTATTGTTGAGAAGTCTAAAGTAGAAAAATCATATCATGGTGGGGATTATGATCTTGCAATGCGTAAGCATTTTTGCAAGCTTATTGAAACCAAAATAGGTAACGTGATCCAAAGGTGGCCTCATGCGGAATGTGAGTTCCTTATAGAAGTTGATCCCCTGCCATCTCGTTACAAAAAAGCCGATGAAGAGTTTCACATAATTGCCAACCATTCTCTGGCCCGAAAATATGGGCGCAAGGACATAATTAAACTAGTTGAAACAAAAGACTCAAAAACATCGGAACATATTCAGCTTGTCGATTTTTTATTAGGGGCTGTAATGTGTGCATATCAAAGGAAAGCCACTTCTCCAGCGAAACTGGCTATGGCAGAGAAAATCGCTTCTTATCTTGGGTGGGAATCATTACGGCACGATACCTGGCCGACAGAACGAAAATTCAATATCTGGTTGTTTTTTGATAAAAAGAAGGGGCCAAGAGATATTGAAACGAAAGAGGTTAATTTGCGATATAAATTACCCCCTTTGCGTAAAAAATAGCGCCAACCTCTCAGCTGGCGTGGTTGGAGTCCCAGTCTGACGACGAAGTTACCAACTAGGCGGTATCAACTTTTGGGGGGCCGCCTCTAAATCCCCAAAACCTTGAAATCTGCGTAAAACATAACGTTGAAAACGTTTAAATTCAATAAATTTTTCTGTGAATCGGGGCGTCTATATCTGCCCCTCTTAAGTTTAGCTTCACTTCCCCTGGGGATGCTTCACCGTATTGCCTTATTCGGGGAATAACGCCCTGATATTTCCGGCCATCTGACTGGTTATCTGTGCGGTTGGTACTGGCTGTGACACGGGGCGTTCTGTCCTGGTTTGTGTCACGGATAACGCCTCATCGTCAGCCCATGCAGCTAGTCGGTAAGCCTCTGCTGGATTCATTTTCAGAAGTGCCAGCCCAGCCAGAAAAGCCACGCGTTGGCCGCTTTTGCGGGCTTCTGGTGTAAGGCTGTCCAGCCAGGCGCATGCTTCGCTTTCGTTCTTGACGGCCGCAGGCTTCAGATAGAAACTTATCCGTCTGGTTGGTGTCGTCATTGGTTTACTCCTTGTCCATTGCGTACAGCCCATTAACCAGAGCAAACTGTGGCACCCCGTCCGCGATGAAAGTCGCATTAACTCCGCAGGCTTCGCGGATAGCGGGTGCCACAATCTCCGCCCCTCCACCGACAACCATCACCCGCCCGTAACCGGAAAAACCCGCCAGCGCGCGGATCACTCGTTGTTTCAGTGTCTCCTCCTTTTCACGAATAACCGCCATCAGGCTGTTGTAATGCGCGTCATTGTGAATGTGCTGGCGCAGCCAGGCTTCATCGTGACGGTGCTCAATAATGGTATTGGCGATGTGGTGACTGGTACGCATACCGTTAGTGGCCATCACCGACAGTACGGCATCGGCCATCAGGGAAACGCCTACGTGTGGATCGCAAAACACCTGGCTGATACCTGCCAGTTGTCCCTGAACCTTTGCCACATCCAGCGTGGTTCCGCCTAAATCCACAATCAGCAGGGATTCAAACGGACTCATGTCAGCCAGTGCCTTAAAGCCAGCCGGAATGGATTCAGGCATAACCCGTACATTACGGATAGTGAATGCTTCGCCGTTCTGGTATTCCACCGGGCGCATAACGTTCGCTTTTTTGCGGTTGATGTTGGCCATGTCCGGCTGTGCGTTTGTGTCGAAATACTCGCTCAGTGGCAGGGTGACAACCACATCCACCTCCTGTGGCGTGATGCCTGATTTGACCAGCGCGTGATGAATGGCAATGACATTCACATCACTGTACTGATATTGCGTGTCAGTCGTCTGGACAAAGCGATCGCTGACCGGATCAAAACCATAGCGCACGCTATCAAGCATGTAGTTCGCGGGCTGCGTGCCACCGAACGGCGCAGACCATTCCGACTTGAAGCTGTTCGGGCTGATGGCGTTGCGGCGTTCGCCGTTCTCAGTCCATGCCAGCTTGATGTTGGTGGAGCCGTCGTCGATACAAATTTTCATGTCGATTTTCCTTATGTTGATTAATTAATCGTTTACGGGATTTTTAAATCCCGTTTTCGCCTGTTTTGTGCGCGCTTCATATATCGCGGCGCGTTTTTTGCTCATTTACGGGATTTGTGAATCCCGTTTCTGTCTGTTTTTTGTTTCTACTGGTCAGGCCACCCCGCAGCAGGTCTGCTTTGCGGCGGGCGCGTTCAGTTGTTTCACTGATTCTCTGTGCGTGCTCTGCGTCACGAATGGCGCGCAGCATGTCAGAAAGCACGGTAACGGGGGTTTTCATGGTGTTCTGGTCCTGCTGAAGTGTGGATGCCAGACGTGCGGCGGCTTCGGGGTCTGATGCCCCCAGCTGTTCCAGATAGCTGGCGACCGGGTTATGGCGGATCTCCGTGCTGCTTACGCCGTGATTACGGCTCAGGTGCTGCCAGAGCTGCGTGATTCGGCTGTCCGGGCGGGTATCCGGTTTGCGTACAATTTCAAATCCCTGTGGTGCAATGATGCTGCCGTCAACGTACAGGCTGCCGCCCCGTAACAGGTGCTGCATCTGCTGTTCACCGATATGCAGGCCGAGAGATTCGGCAGATTCCCGCCATTCTTTAGCGAGTAATTCGTGGTTATCAGGCAAAGGCCGTGGCTGTTTGCGGCTCTGTGTCCAGTTCTGCATTTCATCACTGCTGTTTTTTGCCTGCTTGTCACGCAGCGAACGCATCAGCGCCCGGCGTTCGTGCCGTTTCAGTGAGCGCATCCATTCGTTCACTTCAACGCCGTCAGGGAGCTGCGGCCACGGTGCTGGCCGTTCTTCCGGCTGTTCTGTCCCGTTGTTGCCTGTTTCCTGTACACGGGGACAGTTATTGCCACGAGTCCAAGGGGCGGCAGGGCCGCCCTGAAGGTCAAAACCATTTTCGCGGGCGCTGTCTTCCGCTTCCGGTTTGCGTCTTACCAGCTTCCAGTTATCCGGATGCGTGCACACACGGGAGGATTCCCCGATGAGTGGTGACCAGATCCCGTAAATCTGTACGCTCTGTTCGCCGTAATCGTTCAGCTCATCTGCGAGGTCGTAGGCGGTGCGAATCAGGTAGTCTTGGCGTGGAACAAGTACGCCGCCCTGTTTCTCTATGTAGGAGGCAAAACACCCGGCATCAGCGGCAGCGAGCACTGCATCCATTGCGTCATCCTTCAGCCGTTGCGGGCCTTCCGGGTTGCGTGCCATCTGGCTGGCAAGGCGGCGCAGTTCACGCCACACCTGACGGGAGGGGATGCCAAAGAACTGGAACTGGCGGACCCGGTGAAGGCGCGCCCAGCCGATGGCGCGCTCCACGCTCTCGGCCATTGATTTTCCGGTTTCGTGGTCAACGCGTGGCTTGCCCGTTTTCGGGTCGATACCATCCACGGCGCGGCTGTCCAGGTTCTTTCCGATGTAGGTGGCGATGTAGCTGGTCGGTGTGCCTTTTGAGCCGTCGACGTACTCTGCCTTAAAGCGTGGGGTAATATCATCACCCAGCTCGTGACGATCTTCCTGAATGGCAATATCGCGGGTGTGGGACACAATGGTGTCGATTTCTTCCGGATGAGCAAAGACCATCATATGCCAGTGCACGGTGCCGTCATGGTGAGGCTCCACCGTGCGGATGCCATACCAGCGCAGGCCGTCGCGGTTCAGTTTCTTGCGGACCGCCGCAAAAAACGAGTTAACCAGGTAATCGCTGGAGTCGCGCATAGTGGCCCCGTTCCATTTGGGATTCGGATGACCGTTCTCCGTTGTTGCGTGGTACTTCGAAGGGGTGGTGACAGTCAGAAACACCGCTCTGTCGCCACGGGCTTCGGCCAGAAGTTCCAGCCCCTTCATGGTGGCCATCATTTCTGCCTTACGGTGAACCGGGTTACTTACTCCCGCGTAATACACTGTCTCAAGATCAATCGTGAACCCGTCTTCGTTTTCCAGCATGAAACTTTTCAGGAAATCGCGTGTTTTCTCGCGCTGTGCGCGAAACTCGCTTAACGCATCCTGGCTCAGATAGGGCGATGTTTTTCTGGAAACCAGACAGGCGGCGCGGAGTTGTTCTTCTCTCCACTCGCAACGTAACAGCCACAGTTTGCGTTTCCACCATTCCGCACAGGTCAGGCGAAGGATTGCGCCCGGCAGCAGCTCCGTGTCTGGTTCGTTCCTCCGGCCTTTGTCTGTTGTCAGTGCGTCATAATGCGGAGGCATGGCGTGCAGGTGTAACGCCATGCGGGCCAGCATCTGATACGCCTTCAGCGTTACATCCATGGTCAGCTCGCCATCAGTCGCACCAAAGCCATCGCAGAGTTTTTCGAAGGTGCTGCTGAACATCGCCGCCGTCATGGTGGCCAGCGTCTGTATCTGGTGTTTGTTGAGCTGCGGCAGGTAAAGCAAATCGTCCAGGCGTTCGCGTCCGGCAAGGGAGCGATAACCCGGTGTCAGCCAGTGTCCGTCAGTGCGATCCAGACGTTCGAATATTTTGCGCAGGGTTCCGCGTGCATAGCGTTCTGCCTGCCAGCTCTTTTTGCCTTTCCGGCGATCGACTTCCTGTTTTTTGCGCAGGAAGGAGAGGTGGCGAATAAGCGGATCGCGCAGATAGGACGGCAGCAGGCGCAGCGAGGCCATGGCTTCATCCACCGCGCCGCGTGCCTGTCTTCTGGCGTCTCCTGCCAGCGTGATGGTTTTGTCCTGTTTTTCCTGTGCGTCCAGGCTTTTATTAATCAGGTTGCCCAGTGGCGTGGCAGAGAACGCCGCATCAGCCTTTTCCTGTCGGCGCTCGTTCTCTGCCTGGTAGGCATCCAGCCAGGAGGAAAGCGCGGATTCAGGTGCGGGGATCCCCGTTCCTTCACGCCCCACTGCGTGGCGCGGTTGTTGCCAGTCCCTGATGTACTCTGTCGTCATACTGATTTACTGCGTCATACCGTTCAGGGTGTCACGGCAAACGGCAGCCAGCCGCTGAATTTCCAGCACGGTGTCTTCTGTGTCGGCATAGCGATGTGTGATGCGGATGCTGTCGGCAATCACATCGACGATTGCAGAGGATGGGCGCTGGTAAATGCCAATAACGGACGGAGTGCCACCTTCAATGCGGTAAAGCCTGTAATTTCCCTCGTGGCTGTCAATCATGTAGCGACCATCAATAACAATCTTTCCGTCAGCGAGCTGCGGTACAGGCAGGGATTTCAGGTACATGTCATAACGTTCACGCACGCGAACGGCAAGATCACGCTCTGTGTTGAGCAGGTATTCAAGAAAGTCGTTGGCGAGAATCATTGCGGCAATCCTCTTGTTACAGATGTGCGAAGGCCTCCTGCCGCAAGGTGCAGGAAAGGCCCGGAACAGGAATTAATGGAGTTTGTTTTGCTGCTGGATGAGCTGCTGAAGCTCGCGCAGATCATCCGCCAGATAACTGAAAACAGCGGATGAGTAGAGGTTTGAAAGTTCGCAGCTACGCTCATGCAGCATATTGATGTGCATGATTTTAGCGACGCGGAATGCGCGGGAAAGTCTGCGGTTGATTTCAGTCTGGATGTGACGACGCTCCGCGATAGCGCGGTGCTGTTTGCGGTTTGCCATGGTGTGGCCTCTTTGGTTGTAAGTTTTGAAAACTCACCATCCAGAGCTGCGAAACTGTGGGTGGCGAGACGTACGGGGTTCGCAGTACCGGCAACCAAAGAACCCGGCCCGACCGAAGTCGGCCCCGTACGCCCCGCCATAATTCTGACGCGAAAAAAACGTGGCAATACAGTACGCACAAAAAAACCGCTGGCGCGGTTGTGCGCTTTGGTTGTCAGCAGGCTGCGAAACCCGGCACCCGTTTTATGAGGTGCAGCGAAAATGTAACCTGACTGATTGCGGCATGGCAAGCGGTTTTTTTGTGAGAACGGCATACTAAAAAATCCTGATACTGCTCCGGCCAGCGGTTTGCACTGGCCGGGTGTCATTACTTCACGGGAACGAACGGAACAGCGGTGTTACTGGTCATGTATTGCGGCAGCGTGCCGTTCCATTTGTTGATTGCTTCCAGCTCCATAACGCCGGGATTCTGGCGCAGAGCTTCGCCGCGTAAACGAATGGCGTCGGCTTCAGCCTGGGCTTTTGTGCGAATGGCATCGGCCTGTCCGGCAGCTTCTGCGCGCAACATGTTGGCTTCTGCTTCGCGCTGCTTGACTTCCTGTTCGCGTTGCAGGGTTTTCTGGTTTGCCGTGACTTTGGCGTTAATGCTGTCGATAACGGTTGGCGGATATTCCGGTTTACTGACATAAGAGAGGCTCATGACCTGAATACCGATGGGGGTCATCTCTTCCTGAATATCTTTAAGTGCTGAATCCAGCAGTTCAGACTTACCACCGTCGATAAACTTATCGGTGGTCATTTTGCTGGCCAGTCGGTTGAGTGCATCGGCGATCTTCTGGCGCAGGTCAGTGTCGGTAATGTCGTCCACGCCTTTGCGGTAGGTCTGAAACACCGTGGTAACTTTGGATGGATCAACTTTGTAGGCCACGCCGATGTGATAGCCGATGGTTGTGCCGTCACTCATCTGGAAGTTGAACGGCTCATCGTAACTCTTCATTTGTTTGAAGGTCGGGAAGATGTAAACCTCTGTATTCCAGCCTGTCCAGTAGCGGCCAACGCCAACCACTTCACCGACGCCTTTGTCGTCGCCCAGTTTGTTGACTTTGATGCCCACATTACCTGGCTCAACGCGATCGCAACCAACCAGCAGGATGGCGGCAAAAAGCGGGAGAATCTGAAAGAGTCTGAATTTCTTCATTGTTTGATTTCCTTGATGTACTTACTGAAAAGGCGAACAACGCCTGCCGGGTACAGCATGGCAATGAAAATTCCCAGCAATACCAGGAAGGAGCTGTCTGATGAAATCATTCGGGGGAGTAGTCCTGCATACAGAATGAGAGAGACGAGGACGCATACCAGCGCCCACATGTATGCGCGAAACCAGGTCTTTTTGTTCATATCGCGGTCCTTTACTGGTTAAGGAAAAAATCGAAAACGTTGTCGATGCGTTGCAGCGGCTCCTGCTGCATTGCTTCCGGCGTTTCTGATTCACCTGGTGACTCCAGCGTCGCGCAAAAATCCTTGATTTCATGATGGAGCGTCAGACGAATGGCAGGAGCCATGGTTCTGGCGTGCTCCAGCTCATCCAGCAGTGCCAGCACGGCAGATGGCGAGAGCATTGCGCGAAACGCCAGTAATTTTTGATGCGTTGCCATTCGTTGCAGGTCAGTCGCCAGCTCGCGTAATTCCTGGTGGTTGATGGCGCTCATGCTCTGGCTTCCTTCAGTAGCAGGTTAAACATGTGAGTAAGTGGATTGCTACACCCGAACGGCATCGGGTTTACGTGGTAAGAAGCCTGGCCTCCTGCTTTGCGAGCGCGACCACCTGTGCTGCGGTTTGTTCTGATGACTAAGCCGCCGCGCCAGAGTCGGCGTAACTCAGCATTGATGGCTGTGGTTGGGGTATTCAGTGCTGCGGCGATTTCTCCGCCGCTACAACCCGGATGGGTAGCGATGTAGTCCAGAATGGTCATCTGCGTGACTCCTGTACCTGTCGGATAAGGTTTACCCGCACCACATTCGTGGCGCAGAAGTAAGTGCCGTCAGTGAGATAGATGTGATGTGCATCCTTTTCCGAACGATGTTTGTCGATAGTGGTAATCAGTCGTTCGTCGACCTCGTATTCGCGGTCTCTGGAGGTGAAGCGAACGACAGGAAAATGCTTAATTGCCATTACACCCTCTTGGCTTTATGTCTGTATTTGAGCTTTTCTATTTCTTCTTTTTGTTCTTTTAATGTTCTTATGGCTGTGAAAACATTAAAGCCCATAAAATGTGCTCTGTTCGCTAATGTAATACTGGCACCTTTGTTAGCTATATCATCTTCAATATCAGTGAAATACTGACTGATTTCTTTTAGTGCGGCGCAAAGCTTTGCGAGATCTCGCCCCCTGTCAAAATATGCATCCTTCAGTATTTTTTGATTTGTCCTGAGCATGCTAACCTCGTGTTTATATATATGGATACCTCCGCGAGTGCGGATTGTTTTCATGTTTTCTTATTTAATCGTGTGTTTTATTTGTGCTGTTATTCTTCAGTGAAAAAACGCTCAATCTTTTTTATTGAATGAATAATTCGCATAATCCCAATAGCGCAGGCCACCGAAATAATCAGAACAAGCCATGAGATAAATATACTCATGCGATATTCCCCAGCTTATACGGTTCAATATGTTCCCCGCATTCTGCGGCACAGATCAGCTCGGAAAGTTCGTTAAGTGCATCCAGATCATCAGCGTAAAAAGCTACGTCATACAGACTTCGGATTGCTCTGGTCAATGAGTCACGGGCCGCACGTTCAGCATGAGCGCCTGATGCACTTAAGCGAAAATAAAAACGCTCAAGTGCTTTGTTAATGAGAGTTTTATATTCTTTGCCCATCACAACGCCCTTTAATCTGCTTTCTGTATTTCAGCTTCTGAATCCATACAAATAATTTCGATATAGGGTTCATCGCCATTAACCTGGCGTGCCTTTTCAGCTTCGCTAATGATTTCTCGTACGGTCTGGTACGGAAGTTCCACAAGCAGTCGCGTGCCGTTCAGATAAACGTAAGTGGCTTCGTCGGCTCCGTTTTTACCCGCCGGAGTCACTCCGTCAATAGCGGATGCACGTAATAACAGTTCACCGCGAAAATCAATAAAACGGATAAATACACCTTGTGCATGGTCTTTGGTCATAAAGCACCTGTTATAAATCAGCCTGTTTAATAAAACTTTGCCCGCGAAGCAGACGATCAACCGTGCGAAGTGCTTCGTATAATGTGAAATCCTGCCCGAACTGATTGTCGCCACTGCTTAGAGCAAAAATGCGGTTTCCGGTAAACGGATTGCGTGGGCATTTGTGGACCACGATTCCAGCTTTCTCAATCAGCCAGGCATGCTCGCCGATTTGTTTTACAGCGTGGCCATCCGGTGTTGCGTGCGTCTCGTTCAGGTTATAGCGACTGTTACTACGTGATGCACTGGTAGCGACGTGGTGTACATGGCGTTCTACGCCATTACGAAATTTGGAGTATGGATTATTAGCGTTTTTTTTCATGATGGTGCTCTGTTCATTGTTTTAGCTGTTAGTCAAAGCGTCTTTTAACATCGCCACAAGGTTTACTTCAGGCTTTTCCATTTTGGCGCGTTTGGGGCGGATAATAATTCGACCGTCAGCCAACATCTTTTTGCATGTATTAAGAGGGATACCTGTTATCTCTGCATATTTCTGCAGGGATACATAGGGGGCATTCACATTGATATTGATGGTTATACCTGACATCCCACTAGCCTCTTGATCAGGAAGATTTGTTTTGTTCTTTCTGGGTTAGTTCTAGGCCGCGAAGGAAGATCATGCGCGCCATGTTAGAGGATGAGCGTTGTTCTTTAGCTGCCATTTCATCAATGACGGCTCGCTCCTCGAGGGACAGCCGAAGTGCCAGTCTTGGACCTGTGGCGGTGTTACGCGGAATGCGTGATCTGGTATCGTGAAGAACTTGTTTCATAGTGGTATATTGTGATCATCTAATAGCTCGTGAAATCATTTTGGTATCAAAAAAGATACCTGTCAAGGTTTTTGTATGAAAAATGATATTGGTCAGCGGTTGCGTGAGGAAAGGGAAAGATTGGGACTTAGTCAAGTTGCCATGAGCGACATTGGTGGAGTCAAAAAGCTAACTCAGCTTAGATATGAGAAAGGAGATAGCTTTCCTGATGCTGCGTATTTGGCAGCGCTGTCTCGTTTTGGCCTTGATGTTCAGTATGTTGTGTTGGGAATTCACTCACCTGAAACTTATAACGATGATGAGCAGGAGTTGATTACTCGCTTTCGAGCAGCTTCGTTAGATGTGAAAAACGCGGTGATTGGGGCTTTAAAAGGTGCGATCAGTGAAAAGGAAACTCAGCCATCAGGACGTGAGTTAAATATTTCTGGTGGTAATAACCGTATCGCTGGTCGTGACTATAACGAAACTAAGGGCAGGTGATAGTAGGGAGGTGACATGGCCGTCAACTCAAACGGTTCAAACAATCGCGTTGCTGGGCGTGATTTTCACGAAAAGAATATTCAGATAGAGCGATATGATGGTTCTCATACCGTCAATATCGCAATCCCTTCGAATAATGATGATGACGATCGCCCTTTGCTTAAGGCTCAGCGTAAGGAGCTAAATAGCTTGGTTGCTGCTATTGCAGAAGCTAGCAATACTGAAGCGTTTATTATTTGGCAAAAAGTACATGCGGAGATTGGTGTAGCTGGTATTGATGATATGACAGTAAATCAATATAAAACAGCGGAGAGTTTTCTGCATGCAATGCTTGAGCGATGTAAAGATCATGATGCCTGTAAGGCTCTTGTAAGTTTATTACTACGTAACAGTGAAGACTGTGGACTTCGACAAAAACTTCTGCGGTATTGCCATATCAATTTCGGTACAGGACGTTTAAACGATCTTACTCGTTCTCAGTTACAGTCTGCATTGTCGTGGTTAGAGCAACAATCGGCATCAAGCCACACAGAGAGTTCGACCTTACCAGAAGTCCGACTTCGTGCTTCAGAATTAATCCGACTTTATCCAAAAGAAATAATATTCTTTATCTGCGTAGGGGGTTTGGTAGGCGGTGTCATTTCTAGAGCGTTTTTTAATTTGTAATCTTACTTGAGCTAAATTGAGGTAATGATATGAAAGTTAAAAAGGTTCAACTATTAGTTACTTTTTTATCTATGTTTTCTTTTTCCGCCGTCGCAATGCCTTTTAAAACCATTGAACGTGAGAGTTTCAATGGGGTGTGGCCATTTAATACTGATGAGGTTCAATTACAGTGTCTTGATGGTAATCCTTATGTAATGAATTTTGACGATAATAAGTTATATGCACTTACAGGTTTGGCTCGAATAAAAGGTAAAACATTTGGTGCGTTACCGTTAGATAACAATAATCCATTTTGGCTAGATAATGATGCCACCCCAGGGTTAAAAAAGAGTCTGGGGGATGTCACTAAGGCTGCATTTGATTTATGTGATAAGTAACTAAAATGTCGGTTCGTAAGATTCCATCAGGTAAATGGCTTTGCGAATGTTATCCCTACGGGGCATCGGGAAAACGCATTCGTAAACAGTTTGCGACAAAAAGTGAGGCGCTCTCTTATGAGCGCCGTTTAATGAATAGTAGAGTTGGAGACGAGTTTCAAGATGGTTCTGGTCCTCGTCTTTCTGAGTTGATTGCTCGTTGGTTTGAGATGTACGGTAAAACCTTGTCCTCTGGTGCAGAGCGCAAAGTCAAACTTGAGGCGATTTGTTCCAGGCTGGGAGATCCATTTGCTTCGCAGTTTGACAAAAATATGTTTGCTACTTATCGGGAAAGAAGGCTATCAGGAGAATGGAATCCCAAGGGGAAGAAAAAACTTAGTGAAGCAACCGTTAATCGCGAGCAGTCATATCTACATGCTGTTTTTGCCGAACTGAAGCGCCTTGGGGAGTGGTCTGGTGAAAACCCCCTGACTGGTATTCGCAAGTTTCGTGAGGAAGAAAAGGAACTGGCGTTTCTGTATGTAGATGAGATTGAACGCCTTCTGATTGCGTGTGATGAGTCACGGAATAAAGATTTGGGGGTTGTTGTCCGTATTGGGCTTGCGACTGGTGCTCGGTGGAGTGAAGCAGAAGGATTAAAGCAATCTCAAGTACTGCCCGGTCGAATCACATTTGTTAAAACTAAAGGAAAGAAGAACCGCACTGTACCGATTTCACCTCAATTGCAGGCTATGCTTCCTAAAAAACGAGGAGCGCTATTTTCACCATGTTATGAGGCTTTTGACGCTGCAATTAAGAGAGCGAAGATCGAGCTTCCTGATGGGCAATTAACTCATGTGCTACGTCACACGTTTGCCAGTCATTTTATGATGCGGGGCGGAAATATTCTTGTGTTGCAAAAAATACTGGGGCATAGCGATATAAAAATGACTATGCGTTATGCGCATTTTGCTCCAGGTCATTTAGAGGCTGCTGTTGAATTGAACCCTTTTGACAATAGAGGGTAA